CATTTTGGTAGTTAGCATGAAGCATTTCCTTCCGATGAGGCTCTGGGAGTGAAATCCATATCTTCTTATTGATTGAATCGTTGACTATTTGCATGTTATGGAACTCATTTCGGTCCAAACCACGCCAAAAGTCCTCTATTTTGAAGGTTAGTTCAGGTTGAGCATACGTTCCATTGAATAACATCAGTCCTGACCAGTCGATGATTACCAAAAAGTCGATATTCACACCACCTGTGTCGAGAACTGTTGCAATTCCATGGACTGGAGCACCTATTCCCTGGTCCAATACTTCTTCGTGCCATGATGCCGGCACATCATTGTTGTCCGAGTATGCGAAAGTGCGTGTTTTCTTGAATAGGTAGAGAATATCCCTGAACTCCTGCACATTCGTGAGAGGATTCCCGTCTAGTGGAGCTATAATTAGCCCATCAATCTTACTAAATGCTTCAGGTTCACCCGGATGTGATACTCTAGCGATTGAACGGTTATCAGTTACTCCAACTGGTAGTCCTGTTAATGTATTTTCTGTAGTATCAGGTGGACCACTCAGTCCAAACTCACCAACGATGATTAGTCGGGAGTGATAAGTATTGACATTCACCCCTGCTGGAATCTCTGAGAAGTTATCGATGAGATGTGAAGCATCTGAAACCAGATCTATATCGAAATACTCTATTACTTTACTCTGAATGAAGTTATCATCAATCATTCCACCTGGAACGAAAAAGAATTGATATCCTAGTGGATCTCCATTGAAGTCTAGGATTGCCTTAGTCGAAACTATGTGACGCCTTCTCACACGAGATGGAAAACCTCCAGGTTGTTCAAGAGGTCCAAGTGGAATATTACTGACTAGAATCTTATGTAGTCCATCGAACTCCAAATGACCGAATGCTGGTACGTTAGTTCCCTGAATCAGAGGTCCGGGTGCAGTCATAAAGCCTGTATCAGTCTCATATACTACGGCTAGATAATGAAGTCCCTCATCTGTTAGTCCTCCTACATCATTTTGAACACCTAGTTGACCATTAGTATCAGCTACCATTGGGGGTAATCCACCAGCCTTCCTAGCTTGTGATTGGTCCCCTTTGTAGACATAGAGAAACTCATTCTTGAGTCCAAGAGAATATTTAGTTCCCGTAGAGTCCGTATAAGTCTTGAATGGGGTGATGTAGGCCCGCCCATTGATTGCAACGAACCCGAAATCTTCCATCGCGGGAATAGTTAGAATTGGATTAGCTGGTAAAAGATTTCTATCCTCAATATGCCAGATTTTTCCACCTACAGTCAACACAATGAGACTATGACCCTTCATTGTAACATAATTATAGACCCTCAACACCTTTAAGGGTGGAAATGGGTCAGTAATGTAACCAACTAGTCCATCCCGAGTCTCTACTCCTGAATGAAAATATTGAATATTATCAGCTTGGATGAAATGACCACTAGGGGCAGATTCAGGGTCGCCCCTATTCCACCATCCATCGAAGTTTTCAATTACTAGAGGTTTATGGTCCCTTACGGTTGCCATTAGTAGATGCCCCCGCGAAGTTTCCAGCCAGCCCTGAATGGCCTATGACGTGTTACTATCTCCTGCCGGCCCTTATTGTTGATTGTGATTAGCTTGTCTAGTGCGATTTCTGCCTTTCCATCGAGTAGAGCAGCTCTAGTTTCATTCTCTCCGATGAATTGAGTGCAGAGTGCGGCTGTCTTGAATGCCAAGTATGAGCGCGTATTGATGGTTCCGATTACTGCTGCTTCAGTTGCGGCCTGTTGAATAGCCTGTCTAACATACTTCAGTTCAATCTCTCTTGGTGATGTAGCACCTGAAGGATTAAACTTGATACATTGATCCTCCCATGCCCAATACAGGAGAGATTGAGTTGCTGGAAATGAAGTTACGAAGTCTCGTCTAATGAGAGGAATGAATCCCTCATTAGAACTAGCCCTTTCGGATACTTCTTGCAGCTCAACCAAATCGATGGGATAGTGCGGACCTGCTGCATTCTCAGTGGGAGTGATTTTATTGGTTCCTACAGGAACCGTGATTACAGCAGAAGTCATGTTGGTAGGAGATGAATTAGTTTCTTGTAGAGCTTCAATCAGTTCGTCAATCGCCATGTTAAGATATGGCAACTGAACTGTGTAAGTATAGTCCGTCTTAGCGGGGTCGTTCATTAACACCGCTGAACGGTCCATTACCTCACCGGCTGTTAATGAAGTCGTTGACATTACTTTCCTCCCTACTCAGAGCGATAACTGTTCAGCAACTGCCAGTAATCGCTATTCATGGGAATATCTGATTCCCTTCCACCGTGTTCTGCCAGCTTTTCTTCCAGCTTCTTGTGGATTTCTTCCTTTTCCTTCTTCCTCTTTTCCCTCTTTTCCTTCTCTGCCTTATCTACAGGCTCAGGCTGCTGTGGACCTTTTTCCTCTAGCTTTACTTCCTTGAGAGGTTCTGCTTTGACAGTCATGGTTCCTCCTAGCTCACAGTGATGGTGTAATTACCACCCGAGATGGCGAAGGTAACAGTAGTAACAGTCTTGAGGTCGAACTCTGCTACTGGCTGTGAGGATACGCGGTGAACTTGCAAACGATTATCAGCAAGCTGAAAGTCAACTCGCTGAACATCATTGATAACCGCAGCCGTAATAGCGCGGTCAGGTCCAGTCTTACCCGTGATGGTTACTGAATGGGGCATGATTCTCTCCTACTGGGCAAACGTGAGTCCGAGCTTCTTAGCGAGTTCTGGGTCAGCGATAGCTTTACAGACTGCACAGATTGGGAATGCAGGATTGCGTAGATTTCCACACGCCACGCATCTCACCAACTCAGCAGTCTGAATATCACCCAACCACGGTTTGTTGGTAATGTTCAGTTCCCTACACGCCATACGCGCATCATCACTGATTGACAGCGGATTTCCATTACTTCTCGCCCACAGAATATCAGCGACTTTAACTAGCGCAAGGAACCATGATTTCTGCTTAGTCTGAGCATTGATAAGAAGAGTTGGATGGTCTTTCTTTATTTTGTCAACAGTATAATCTCCAGGTAGGTAAAATAGACCAGGCATACTAGCCGCCATGTCACAGGCCAGCAAGCCGTTACAGTAGTCTTTAACGATTGAATCAGCGATTTGGATGCTGCTGACCGGGATTTCGAGTAAAGGTTGGTTCTCATCAATCTCTCTCCACCAACTGCTTGTTCCTACTACTAGAACTGCTGGTTTATCGAATGAACCTGCTTCAAGTTGAAAGATTCCGGGCTGAACAGTTGGCTTTCTCTCATAGATTGGCTTGGGTAGAATGGATACGACCGTAGCCTTATCCATTGGATTCACGGGTGCTCTGATTGCACGCCGATTAAGTGCTGTCATTCCTGGGAACTCTGCTGTGACACTCATTGTTTATCTCCGTAACTGGACGGTACTACGATACCTTCTCTATATCGGAGTGCGTCGGTTGTTTCTGTCTCATTACCGAATAACTCATCATGTAACTTAGCTATTCGGCGTTCCTGTTCCTCTTGAGAAGTATCTTCGACGTAATTAGCCATACTAGTCTTACCAAGTGCGGCGTATAGCGTATCAACCACGAACTTAGTTGCAGTCCAAATTGGCGGTACTGGATTCCGCTCGCCATCACAGTATGTCCAAATAGGCTCGTAACTCTTTTTCAGCCCTGCTAGTTCATTTCTGTCATCTTCAGGAACTAGAACTAGCCGTTCGAGGACGTATAAGTGTCTGATATACGGGTACTTCTTAACTTTCCGCACTTCGGGAAATAGCAGTTGTATTCCTGAATCAGTATACGATACAAGTCTCTTTTCAAACTGTTCTTCCGACCATACGATACGGAAGATTGGGTCATTAGTATCAGAATCATGCCCGAAATGCTCTGATAGTCTTTCATTAAGTGTTTCTATTGATTCCATTGTTCAAAAAGGGGGTAGAGTTATTAGCCCTACCCCCACCAGCCTACAGGCCGATTACCCACTTGCCAAGGGAGCGCACGTAAACCATGAACACAGCTCTGTTCTGGGTAGCTGAAATGCCAACCAAGATATTTCCAGAGGTTCCAAGTGTCACAGCTCCGTCAGTTGCCACCAGAATCAGAAAGCCGCCAAAACCACCACCAAAGTTCGGTACGATGGTATTGACTTGGGTAGTACCAGTAACTTTCACCACATCCGATTTCGCGTATATGGTGCCAGCACTGGCTACTGTACTCTCTGAGGTCTTACTCGTTGAACCAGGAATCATCTCTACCTCCACCATCCATTACGAGATGACTTAACCAACAGGGACGTACTTCTGAATGGCTGTGTTCCATACGAGCAACATGATTTGACCGGCTACTGATGCCGTCGCACTCTTAATGTTACCCGCAGCCGTAACACCGGCTGTACCAGCGAACTCAATCATCAGCATGTGAGGACCGTTAATAGGCGGTGTGATATTCACCACCGCCGTATTACCAGTCAGAACCGTATAACCAGTGCTTGGTGCGATAGTAGCTGCACTAGCCATAGTTATCGGAGTTGCACCGAATGGAGTCAGCTTTGCCCAATCAGAATCAGGAATCGGCATGTTCTTCTCCTATCCTAGTAACCGATGGGGACTGCCAACTGGTCGATGTAGCTGCAAGCAGCAGGATTATTCACGAACACCTGCATACCCACAACCATGTAAAAGACTTCCGCAGTCGCTACGCCACCAGACGGCCCGCGAATCTCGAAAATCTTACGTCCATCCGTTGTGTAGAATCCGATGGGGAGGATTTCTGCGCGTCCCCACACTTCATCCACAACGAAGTCGATACGAGTCTTGTCCCATGAGAACGATGGCGTAGCTGATGCACCTGCGAGCTGCATATTGCTGCCAAAGTACATATTCAGAGACTCCTCTTTAGGAGTTTTCTGAATAATGGATACAAGCTGACCGATTTCCTCGTATGCCTGCATCTGACAAGGATGGAGCCACGCACGGGGATTGAACGTATTGTCCTGTCCCACGCGATTACCAATCTTGTTCATTGCAAGACGAGGTAGCGGGAGTGTCAATCCAGCGCCTCCTGCATTGACACGATTTGCACGAATCTCTGGCGTAGTACTGCGAGAGAATCCCAACCATGTCCCTGCACTAGCATTGGAATGATGGTACGGAACACCAAACAGACCAGGTAGTGATGCTGGTGCAGCAAGTCCAGCAGTCACAATCTTGTCTGTAGGTGCTACAGCAGCAATCTGTGGAGTAATGCTGATGGTCTTATTCTCCACGTCATGTGCTGTAATCTTACCCTCACCACGCTTGATGGCAAGAGCAGCATCCCACACCTGTACTGTCTGACCGAAGCGCATGAGTCTCGCTCCGAAGCCGTCAGTAGTCAGTGTGATTACGTTGGAGCCGCCTGCTGGCGTATCAGTAGTGACTACGCCAATCACACCATCCCCAACCTGCATCATCTGACTGTCCAACTGCCTACGCATTTCATCGAGTGCAGTTGCAGTAAGACGGCGGACAGAGTTGATAATGGCTTTACGCGCATCATCAGTTGCCCACTGGGTCAGCTTGGTGTATTCAATGCCCTCATTGAGGAACACTGAATTAAGTACGGCCTTATCGAAGGTAGGACCATCACCACGTCCAAGGTCTCCACCATCAGGATTGAAGTACCCGAATGCTCCACCCGGACGCAGTTCTAGCGGAACACGCATTTGGCGGTGTGAAATCTTCTCCACATCCCGCTTCTTGATGTTCGCGTAAAACTTGTCGTCACGCTCAAACAGTACCCGAACCTTCGGTACTACATGTTCAAGCTCGGTGGCTGCTACTTGTTGCTCAACAACAGCCATTGAACTACCCCCATGTGCTAATCTTTCATCAGCACGTCTAGTGTAGACATTCCTTTTGGAATGTCCGATGCTTTCCTGATTTTTCCACTAGTAGGGGGTGTGGAACGGCCCGATTGTGGTGCAGAACTAACTGGACTCCGTAGAGTCGATGTTTCAGGTTCGTTGCGCCCAAGTCCCTTCAAAGCATTCTGACGTGCCTTTTTGATTACGCTTGGCAAGAGCGTTTTTGCTTTGGAGAGATAGGCTGATTTGATTCTGTCTGACGATTCCTTATCGAAGCCCTGCTGGAATGCTTTCTCCCACAGTCTATCGATGAGTCCTCGGAAGCGTGTATCTCTGCTCAACAAATCTTCGAGCATAGCGTGAGCTTCCTGAGTTGCATGACCCCTTACGTAATCAGTCATGGACTGATTTGGGTCTATGTGCTGGTCGATAGTAGCTTTCAGCACGTTATCTGCCTTCGTTTGCAGCGTTTCACGCGTACTTTCAAACGCGCCCATGATACGCTGCTGGTCCTCATACTGAATCTGTTGCTGCCTGTTAATTTCATCAGGCTGCGGCTGTCTTGCTAGTGTCCGTGGAGGCGTAAAGTTCTGTGAACCGAATACGAACTGGTTCAACACATTCGCCGCTGCTTGTAAGGGAGCACCTTGTTCTCCAAGTGCTCTACCCTCTCGGACCATCGTAATGATAGTGTCCTTGATTACGTTACCTAGTACATGGTAGTAAGCCTGCTGATCAACTGCGCGTAGAGCAGGTAGATAGTTATCAGCAATTCTAAGAAACGCCTCACCATTCCCATCATTCTTAGCAGCCGCTAGAACTGAACGAATGTCACCATTCGACAAATCTCTATCTACATTGTCTAGAATCTGAGCCTTGTGGACCGCTACTTTAGCATCCTGAATTGTAGGAAGGATTTCGGTAAATTGCTGGTCCCTATAGTATGCCTTCTCCAGGTATGGAAAGTCTTTGAATAGTTTCGGATACTTTGCGAGAATCTCCCTGCGTCTAACAGGGGTCATCAGCTCCAAATCTTCTTCTTTTGGACCTTCTAGTTCTTCTTCAATTTCCTTTAGTTCATCTGGTTCTTCTTCGTCATCATCTCCTTGTCTATCTGTTTCGTCAGCTCCGCTATCACCTGACTTCTTAGGTGTATCAGTGAGATCGAGAGTTTCTTCTGGTTCTTCTTCATTGAGAAGTTCAAAAGTCTCTTTACCTTCATCTGTTGATTCAGGTGTAATAGTCTCTACTGGCTCATTGGATTGTGGGGACATTCTGTTCTCCTGTCATTGGTACCCCTGCATTAGGTACTGGTGGTTTTGCAGTATCCGGTCCTGGTCCCGGCGGTGGTGGTGGCGGTGCCATCATCATTTGTTCTTGAGCCTGTTGCATCGCCATCATTTTCATGAAATCGTTGTGCATCTTCATGTGAAGTAGCACATTTTTGTATCCCAACGGATTTTCCATCTTACAGAGGCGTCCTGCTGCACTAACTAACCAGCGCCGACAGATATCAGCCTCTACTTGATGGTCATCTACGTCGGAATCTATCTCAATACTGGGTAACTCCACAGGCGGTGGAGGAGGCATACCCATCATCATCGCCTGCTGCATAGCCATTGGGTCAGGCGGCATCATTATTGGTTCAGAGTTCACCAATAACTGGATTTCTTCATACTGTTTTTGTCTATCATCCTCACCTGGAATGACATAATCAGTTAGTCCGATAGCTCCTTTAACGTATGGAATATTGTCTGGATTGAGAATGGTCGATGTAATTGCATCATTACCGAGTTTGAACAATTCCATGATAGTGTCTTTCTGCTGATTCCAAGTAATTGGTAGATTTTCATTACCTTCTAGTTCGATTGAGCCTATTCTACCCTCTAGTTCAGACCGACGAATGAACACATTCACGAAATTACCGAACTTATCCTTCTGTACCTGCTTTTCATCATCTCTCATCTCTTTAATGTAGAGAGGAATTGCCTTTCCAAAGATGTCTTTCCACCAAATTAGGAGCATCTTCCATGAAGTCTGGAGTCTCTGGAGTGCTTGCGCCCTACTCATCGAGTATTCACTAGCTGTTCTACTACCCGATACTTGTCCTCCGAAAAGTGATGGGAGAGCGCCAGATACCAACTGGCCCATTTCTTGTATTTTCTGCGCGAACGGCAATACTTCTTGACTAAGTGTGGCAGTTTTGACTTCATAGAAGCCATCTCCTACATTCTTGCCACTCCTGGGCGTAGCAGGATAGATTCCACCTGGAATTGCCTCAGATTCACGATATGCCTTGAAATTAACTACTTTCGGGTCAGCAAATGTCTGTGGGATGCCATGTTCGATAGTCTGAACGGTTAGTGAGACCAAATCATTAGTGATATCCTGAATTGGATTCAGCAATACACCGATTGGGTCGAAGTGTAGATAGTCTGAGAGGGGATTCTGAGTTATCGTCCAGCAATCATCAAGTGAACCATTCTCAGCATGGCACACTTCATCATTCACAACGACAACTTTGACTCCATCTGGAAAGTTCTTACGCAGTTCATCCGTCATTTCCTGGTCAACGATATTAAAGCTGGCTGGTCTGAGCCATGCTTTTCTAGCGGTGACGTTATTAGTTGGATGCTCCCCTCTATACTGAGGCGAAGTACGCCCCCATTGTTCATAGAGGTCGTAGTTGGATGAGCCTTTCTGGATTTTATCCCTCAATTCAGGATATTCCTCCATGACATTTGAAAAGTGAGTTTCATATGAGTAGATGAGATAAGGACAATCCTTCTGATTACGCGCCCACACGGGAACTTTCACATTCAGTCCACCAAATACCTCCATGCATACGCGAGATTTCGGTTCATTCTTAGTCTCAATGAGTTTCGTGATGGGCATGCTCTGTTCCTGAATATCAGGCATGACCATCTGAGCACATTGTGGACAGATATCCATCTCTCGATTTTCAATCAAGTCATTCACAAGAGCATCTTCATCTCCAGGATTAGCTTTATCTTCCTGTTTCTGTGTGATTAGCTTATCTCCCATATTAGCCTGACAGAGTGGGCAGATTGACATCTCATGAAGTTCATTGTATGTCTCATATTTATTCTCTTTGTAAGTTCCATAAGACGCATCGCGCTTAGGATAGGTGTAACATGCAATCAGTCCTTCAGTGCAATAGATAAAGAGAGAACGAAGCCAAAGAATATTGGCATTATTATGCCTGAAAAGGAGTGTAGAAATCTTATCGCCAGCAGTTGCCGTCAGTCTGTCGAGAGGATTCTCTGCATCGTCAGGATAACAGACGATAGGAGGAACATTAACACTGAGAGCAGCAATGATTGACTCCAGGTAGGCCCGTTGAATGTTGACTGGTTTGTCGTAGTAACCTTGGTCAGTATCTTCACCTGCTCTCTGAGAGTCTGGTATGCGCCAGTCATGTGCGATTTCACTGAAATAGACATGATGAATGTTCTCCCATGCCAACTTGAGTTTACGCCATACACGAATCTGCCTATCACGGACAGCTCTATCCTCATCATCGAAGTGGTCGATGATGCACTTTAGAGCCGTCTTTAATTCTTCTGAGAGTTCTTTATCAGTATGAGGCACTGTTCTGTCCTCTACCCTGAGCACGATTAGGCTGATTCTGCTTTCTCTGGTATCCTGCGTAGGATGAAGTAATCTTCGGCATTCTGAGTGTAGTAGTCGTGCCCGGAACTGTATTACCTTCTTCATCCTCTGTGTCTGGATTGAGGACGTTCACATCGTATCCCTTACGGAATCCCTGGTCCTTCACCGCACCTCTACTACCACCAGTTAGTGCATTACCGAATGCGTTCATTGATGGTCCCAATCCTGTAGTCGGTGCAGTTCTAGTATTTCCTGATGGTGCAGGTGCAGTCCGTGTATTAGATGGTTGTGAGGTTCCTTTAGCCTGAGCTATACCACCAACAATGTCTTTAGCACTATTGATTATTGCACCAGTTTTACCACCAGGAGCAAGGACACTACCTATTCCCTTACCAGTGATTTTATTGAGAACTGAACCGGATGGACCCAATCCACCCTTTAGTGCGCCACCTGTAGCAGCACCGATTCCACCAGAGATTGCAGCATCTTTCCAACTGCCTCCTGATAGTTTCTTAGATGCAGCATTAGCAGCACCAGAAATAGCCATACTTGCAAGTGGCCCCACTCCTGGAATGAATGCCGCTGCGATTGGTGCGGCTTTTAGTGCAATGTTTTTAAGTCCGCTCCAGAATCCCATTGGTTATCTCCCAGGAAGAATGTTCGGCAAGCCGCCACTGAATCTACTGAGAAGATAGAGAATGACGATGATTAGTGCAATGACTTGAATTGCGATAGGCCATCCCGTGGGCATGGGTACTTTAGTGGTGATTACCCACACAGCGAAACCGATGAGTGCGACGACTAGCACGAGAAGGATGAGATCCATCACTTATCTCCTCTACGCGACCACTGTTTCCGAAGTGCGTGGGGAGTTTTACGCACAAACTCTTTGGCTACTTCAACTGATGGTCCAATTCCCTTCCTGGGAGTCTCACCATTAGCGATTGCAGCCATGAATCTGTATTGTCTAGGAGACTTTGCTGGCATCTTCCGTACTCCCGATACCGAGTTCCTTCTCCAAGTCCTCGATTTCTTTAGCCCTATCTTTCATTAGTCTAGCCTTTTGTCTATCTTCAGCTTCCATCATCTGCTGTCTCACATGCCAAGGCACATAGTTTGTAGTTTTAAGTGGTTCGAGTTCTTCCTTCTCAGGAGGTGCTTCGGGCCTGTCCTTCGTCAAGAGTCGGTCCAGTAAGTTGCGTCGTTCGTTCTCGCTGTGTGCAAGTTGTTCGCGCAAAACCTCGCACGTACTACATGATGGAGCGACAAGCCCGAACCACTTTCTGAGCAATTCTGAGATAATCATGATTAAAAAGCCGGCTTAAACTTACGTGACGGTCCAATTCCTGTTGATTTTTCCTGATACGGAAATCTAGTATCAAAATCATATTTTTCATCGTATGGAAGCGGAGGCGGTGGATTATAAGTCCATCTGCTTGCCTCGGGAGATTTATCCCACGCTTCATCAAACAAATGAATATCTCCACGTTCGGGAGCAAGTAATCCAGCTAAACCACCAACATCATATGCATTTGGTTTACCACTAAAGTCACGTATCCCTGCACTATGAGATAATTCATGAGCAATAACATTCATATTATATTCAGTACTAAATGGTTTACCAGTATTTGGATTAACTCCCCTTAAATCTATTCTGCCTAGTGCAGGATGATTTAGACCATATGTATCAGGATCCATATATTTATCATTTCCAGTATAGATAGTTCTAACATGACTTGCAACTTCAGGATATTTTTCCAATGCGGAAAATATTGCACTGACTTGAGATGGATTATTTCCGCCTTCTCCCTGATAAACATTGGGAGTTTTCAGCGGAGGATTAGTTCCTGATAGTTTATGCCATATATCTAATGTGGGAAGTAAATTCTTATTCCTTAATACATCATCCAATAAGTTCTGTACTCTCTCCCGTGAGAACCACGGTGATAGTCCAGATGGAACATATTTCGGCCACTCATCAGGAGGAGGCATTCTTACTCCTAATGGCGATAACGAGCTACAGGACGATACATTGCAGCCTCGTCCGACTCCATCTTTGCAGCGTTACGGTAGAATGCAGTCCAATCCTGGCTTGATTCTAGCTTGTCTGTGAGTGCTTGCTGTGCTTGCACGCGCTTGAACTCAACATTAGCTTCATCAAACAACGATTCGGCAGCATCTACCAAATATCTCAGTCCATCTATCGGGTCATCACCTTCAAACTCTGCTATATCTTCGGCAGGTTTGTTGTTTTTCGGCTTATCGTAACTACAAGCCTTAATGGCATCAATAAGAATTGGACATGTATTCTCGAAGATTTGGAGTCGTGGTATATTTGTCTCTTGCTCCTGCGGAGCAAATGAATCAATATAGGACTTGTATTCCTTCATTCCCCTATTTCTCATTATCCAGAGTGCGTACTCCTCAGAGTACGCGCCTATCTCTTGCCGATTTTGAACTTTGGGAGTCCATCGGAGGTATTCGTGGATGAGCATCTTACCCGTAACTCGTGAGCCAGGAGTGTTCTGCGAGAGTTCAATTTGCGTATCCAGTTCTTCCTCAATTTGCTGTTGAATGGTATGCTCTTGTCCACGATCTTGACCAGCAGATTTACAGAATCTAATAAATCTTGGATGTTCTTGGTTGATGTAGTGCTTAACTTCGGGTGCCCATGCAGAGATTTTGGTTTTGACCCAATATTGTTCCCTGTAGATGTAGACTCGTTTAGTAGGCGATACAGCGGCATAACCCACCCACGTCATCGCTCTAAATCCCCAGTCACCAACGATGAAACGCGGCCACCATTCAGGAATATTGAATTGAGGAATTACGTGTAATGCGTTATCCGGTTCATCTTCGAACTTATGGTCCCTGAACTCGTCAAATACCTGCCCTTGATATGACTCCCAATCACCGAGTTCTTTCGCTTTCCGTTCCGCTTCAACGGTAATACCCTGAAGTGACTGTTTGTATGTAGGGTCAATGTGCTTATTGTCCTTAAGAGTTGCGTGAATATAGATTCGCTTATTGCCCCCCTTACCATGAATGATTTTACCGCCCTCCGGAGCAGGCTTAACGAATCTCTTGTAAGTCCAAGTATGTCCAATTCCTCCCGGCATACCTGCCGCGCGTATGATAGCAGGTAATTCTCTAGTAGGTGAACGTACTCGCTGAAATCCGATGTAGTTGTAAATCCATTCCGTGTATGACGTGAGTTCGTCCGGCGAGTAGAGATTGATTTGCATCGAGTCATATTTATGAACGTCGTCCTCATTCTCACAATGACCCAAGAAAATCATTGCTCCGCCATTAGTAAATCCACTACCAGCTTGGTCGGGACGTGGGAAAGTCCAACACATGTCGGTTTTATTGAAAGTCGCACCGAACTTTCGATACAACTCACGGCTTCTTGGAATAATTTCATTACGTAGTTCAGGGAATGTTCTTCGCATGAATACTTGTTTGAACAGAGGATGCTCGTGCCATCGATGGACAATTCCATAGAGCAAGAGCACGTCGCTTTTACCCGAACCAGCACCACCTCCATAGAATGCTTCCTTTACTGTAGTTGGAATTGAGAGAAAGATTTCCTGTTTTGGCTCAGGCTTCCACTGATTCCGGTCAATTACTGGTGCCTGAGTTTCCATTTTATTAGCGACGTGGACCCAGTGAAAGATTAGCAGGATTATCCATCCACGACATATCATTACCTGCCGCTGTACCTGCCTGTCTGTATGCTGCCATATCCTGTGGTCCTCTTTGCATGGGTGGTCCCTGCATTCTATTACCCATCTGTGGACCTACAGGTACTCCAGGAAATGGTTGACGCTGCATTCCCATTGGATTTTGTGGGGGAGCAGGAATTGGAGGTCTATTCTGTAGTGGTCCCGGAGGTATTCCTTGCATGGGAGGACGACCCATTCCCTGCATTGGTCCCATACCTTGCATGGGTGGTCCCATTGGAGCATTCATGGGTGGTTGCATAGGTCCACCCATCGGCATAGGACTCATGTTAGGTGGTGGACCACTTACAGGTGGTGCCATTCCTTGCATAGCACCCGGCGATGGACCTATTCCTCTAACTGGTTGAGGTCCATTCATTGGTGGTCGTCCTTGCATTGGTTGCATACCACCGATTGGTTGCATTGGCATCTTTGACTCCTACTTGTTACCAGGATAATAAAAGCGGCTTGCATCGAAAGTTTCAGGCAAATAAAATTGCTTATGTTTCTTTGCTTCTTCCTCTATAAGTGCTGCCATCTGTTCCTCAAAAGTCGGAGGAGGTGGTGGCTTTGGACCTATGGCTACTGCATATGGGTCAGGTCTTGGTCTAGTTTCAAATGGTACTGGATGACTTCTCATTTCGTCTAGTAGAGTGTTCTTAACTTCAGGAATCATTGGCTTATCGCCTAGTCTATCTGCTGTGAATAATTTCTCTAGATGAGTTCCTTCCCAATCCTTACCTCTTGGAATGTATTCCTTCATGAACTCGTATGTTTCCGGCCAGCCCCGAGTACCTAGATTTTTAGTTTCAATTCCGGGTCTGTTCCAGATTTCATTAGAGAATGGACCACGCATACTTGTCCTTGATGCTATTCCCTGATATCCTAATTCCTGTGCTTTTTCCATAGCATCCTTATACATCGCAGTACCGAGTCCTGCATTGTGATAGTTTCTATTTGACCATGTAGAACCTACTGACAAATAGTTCTCTACAGGATTATTCTTGAATGA